GTCCACGAATGCTTTCGGCAGCCGGAATCCCTGCCGATACCAGCGCATCAGCATTGACGTCCTGGCCATCCAGTTTTGCTTAACGCTGCTCGGCTGTATCGTGCCTATATTGTCCATTATAGCCCAGAGCCCGCGCTCGGGGATAAACCCCTGGTCGATCAGGTCGAACGTCAAACCCTTGCCCTTCGCCAAGAGTAAACCAATCCCCCCCTCGAGATTCCAGGCGTCTACCTGCTCTTTGATCGTCTTGAAGGTGCCCGGCGCGACTTTCTCCTTCCCCACGGTAAGCTCAAAGTCTACGGTCGGCCCTACGTTGTCCAGGATCCGAGCAGGCATCCCGGGCGGCTCGGCGTCCTTGCTCTCCTCGGCCTTCGGGAGCTCGTCAGACACGAAATCGAAGCGCATCTCTATCTCAGGCGTGAACAGCACGTCAATTACGGCCGGCCTGATTTTGGCTAAATCGACGTGCTCGGCGTTCCCCTGGTCCCAGACAGGAGCGCCCAGAGCGCCGAAAACCTGCAGCGATCCATCGCCCAGCACGCCTTCTTCGGCCTCGCTGAGCCACGAGAAGACCCGAATAGAGCCGTCGGGGTCTATGGTGATCGCTGCGCCTTGCAGCTTGGCCAGGATCTGCGAGACGGCATCGCGGCCGTTGGCGTCTATCCTGACATTCTCGATCGGGATGTCGAATAGCAGCGCGTCGTCTTGAATCTTGATGGATCCGGGCGCAACAGGTGTCAAAACACCCCGACGCTCTACCCTGTTCAGAACGTAACGGAGCGCATCCTCGGGGCTCCACGGCTTTCCATTTCTCAATGAGAAATGCTTGTAATCATGGATCGGTGACGGGTCCACCTGCAGTTTATCGCCCCACTTGTTCCGCCTTTCCAGCGCTACTCGGCGCGGAATATTGAAGCTCTTTTTGAGGTGCTCCCGGGGCCACCAATAACGGCGGTCGGCGACTCTAACCCTGCGCTCGTGCGGATTTGATCCCGGGTCGATCCATAGAATCGAGAGCTGCTCCCAGGTCTGCCCGTGCAGCTCTAGCACGTCCTCGCTGATCTTGTCGCTGATCAGCCCCTCAGCGTCTCCCGCCGCAATGTCGAACGTTCCGATAAACGGCGTGACTCCCGTTGTCATCGTCCAGCGCTGCGGCGCGGATAGGATCAGCGGGCGGCCGTTGAGCGTCGCGGTGGTCTTGTTTTTTGCCACTATTCGGCTTCAACCGACGTCCCACCCGACCCGCCGCCGCCCTTCGGCGGCTTGTAGACCTTGCGGAACTGCTGCACGGTTGTAATGGTCACATCTGTCACCGCGATTTGTGACGTTCCCGGATCTCCCAGGAGTAGCGGGGTCTCGGCGGTGGTCGTGACCTCGGCCCCATAGCTCCCAGGCCCCAGGCTGCCGCCGCCGCCGCCACCCTTGGCCCCGGCGCCGCCACCCTGGACGTTACCGCCGCGCTCCTCTTTCGATAGGTCAGCCACCCCACCGGGGCCGATCCTGAATCGAGACGTGGACCGGAGCTCGCCCTCGTCACCCTCGCCCGCCTCAAAATTGATAAAGAAGCCGGCAGGCCCGCCGCCGGGCAGGTTGATTTGCACGCCGCCGCCCACCACCTGACCAAGCCGTCTGAATCGCTCGCTGATCACGCGGAAGATTTTCTGCGGACCCTGATAGACCAGATACGCCAGCGGGTCACGATGCCCCACGGGCTTGTTGACCTCGCCGGGGTCGTCTTTGATCTCGGTGGTGATCTGGTACTCGAGCAACCCGAAGCCGTTCGTGACCATCAGGCGCAGCTCGGCCGTGATCCGGTTATTGTAGCTATCCAGCGTCGGAGAATCGGACATCAAAGCGACCTGTCCACCGCCCCAGGCTCGGCGCGCTTGGCTCAGCAGGAAGGGGCGTATCGTGTCCAACCACAGGCCCTTTAGATCCTTCGTAACGGTCTTATCGACGCACGTCTCGTAGGTGACGATGATCTGAGCTGGCCGGCTGACAATCCGCCCTGGACTGTCCCCGGGCCAGTCGCCGATCCTCTTGAAAAAGACCGCCGGCTCTACAATCGCAGGGTGGTCTAGCGTCCCGCCCGACTGCTCGAAGATGATCTCTTTAGAGCTGAGGGAGAATTCGACAATCGTGTCGGTGTCGTTGACCTTCAGCGTTTCCGCGGGGATGTCGAAAAGCGTACCTCCCGGGAACGTCGCTATCGCGTCAGAGATCAGCCCCGCTCGAGCTGCTTCGTATACCGCCCGCGCGCTGAGAACCAGCGGCGTAGCGGTGGACGTGAAGACGCCTGATAGGGTCCAGCGCGTGATGCGCGAACAGTCGTAATCAATGTCCAGCACCTTCTCGCGGCCCTTCGTCCCGTAGACGTCAGCCGGAAGGTCAAAAAACACCGTCAGGTTGTAGCGCTTCGACCGCCCGCTATCTGTCCCCGGATCGCCCGGCGTTTGTAGGTCGGGCATATGGTTGAAACCGGTGGCGAATGCCGGGTCAAACTCGTGAAGATCAGATCCCGCCTGTACGTGCTCGAGCTTCTTGCGCGGCGTCCTGAGCGCCGTCTCGGTCGTGCTGATCAACGCTGCGAAGTCGGAGTCCGAGTCGGTATCGTTCCGCAGAACGAACGAGCAAAACAGCGTCCCATTGTCCGGGCCAATCGTGACCAGAACCGGCCCGTCTAGGAGGAGCGTGGTAGACGCTCCTCCTATCGTGACGCCGTTGTAAGTGACGCTCAGCGCGCGGGCGATTAATGTGGTCATGGTGAGGAAAAGAGATTAAAGAGGAAAACAACCATCGCGTCGCTTATTTCCTCGTTGCTGATGTCACCCCGCAGATTAGAAAACGCCTGAGCCGTTGCGCTCTCTGACTCTTTCGCTTTCCTGTGCGCCTCGAAGTTTTGGGACAAGAACCCCGCGTCGATCTCGATCCCTAGCTGCGCGCCGCCTTCTGCAGCAGCCCACGCGCCGCCGACCCCGCCGAGCAGGCCCGCCAAGCCCGTTTTCAGCTCTCGCACCGTGGCCGCCAAATCCTGTATGCTCTGCGTGACTATGCCGTTAACCTGCTCGCCCAGCGCGGCCTGCACGGCGGGAAGCTGAAAAGCCTCGAGCAGCATCGGCTCGAATTTGTTCACGGCTTCAGCCACTCCCGCGATACCAGCCGAGGCCAGAAGCCGGCGGCCCAAAAACTTCGGCAGAAGCCCCGCTGCCGTCCCAAACTCCGACGGAGCGAAACTGGCACCGGGCAGCGGCTTAGCCTTTGGCTTGGTGACCCGTTTCCCGGGCGGTGGAATCGGGGGCTTGCCTTCGTCCTTCGCCTTCTTGCGGCGGTCGGCGTTGCGCTTGCGGACCTTGTCGATCTCGTTCTCTCGGCCGCCCTTCGCCTGTGCCCTGGCCTTGTCTAGCCCTTGCAGCTTTATCTTGAGCTTGACATCAGCCATCAGACCACCGCTACCGTAAGCGTCTCCGCTGCACTCACCGCGCCCGTGGTCGCGGTAACGGGGGGCGTGTTGATCTCGTCATACAGAGCGAACAGCGAATAACTGAATGCCCCCACCCCGGGGGTGTCGCTCACGCTGACCGCTAGCGGGCCGCTCAGTGTAACGCCTGTCCCGCTGGTCGCAGTCGCTGGGGGCGTAGCACCAGCCGCGCGCCGTAGCACCAGCTCGAGGCGGTCGAATCGGTCGGGCGGGAGACGCCAGGTCAGAGCAGCCACGCCCCCGCCCGGCGTCGTGGCAGCGAGCCGGGTCGGGGGATGATAGAACCGCCGGGTAGTTGCCTTGCTGCTAAACGCGAACGAATTCAGGGCGATCGTATCGTAATCCTCGTGAACGATCGAGTCGGCCGAGCTCGATGCATAGAGCACCATCGAGAGCCCCGTCTCGTCTCCGATCTCCTCGAGCGTGACCTGTAGCTGTTCCTCGACCTCGAGCAGCCCCCGCCCCAGACTGCCGCCGGTACGGTTGGCGCCAATCAAGGCCGCCTCTCCGAAACCGTCGCCCTGGTTGCGCGTCATCAACCACAGATTCCAGTTCAGCGAATGAATCCGCGGGTCGCTGGGGTCATTGCTCCCGCTGCCCGGACTGATCACGACAGCCGGGAAGATATTCCCCCGCCGGCTGGGGAAGTCGTTTAGCCCCGCGCTGATCGCCAAGAAACCAAAGACGAGCTCGCTGTCGGGCCATACGGCCGCGCTGAGCAGGTGCTTGATTTGTCGGGCGTGCTGCCAGCGGTTCATTATTCTAGCCCCTCCCTGGCCCCTCTCAGGACATCAGAGAGAGCATGATCCGCCCGTTCCTCGGAGTCATCCCCCACGGGATAGCTAGAGAGCCCGGCGAGGATGTCATACGCCAGGCACAGCGCCGCGGATTCTTCGGGCGATAGTGCCAGGAGATCGCTTGACGACAGCACCATTCCGCACTTTTTGGACTCGATAGCGACATCCAGAAGGGATCGGACCTCGAGCGCGCTCCCCTCGACCAATCCGGCCAGTTGATACAGGATCATGGTGTCAAGGTCATCCGCTCAAGCAGCATGTACTGATAGACGCGGCCCAGAGCCTGCGGCATCCCCCAGAACGCCACCGGGATACCCCATTCTTCGCTCAGGTCGTGAGAAATCGAAGTGGTTTCGTCAATCCAGCCGATCGCGCAATCGAGAAACAACGCCGGGTGTACCTCGGTCGCATCCGGCGCCAGCAGAAGGGACACCGCGCGATCTCCTCCGAGCCCGCCCCGGTGCCGTTCATCGGTCGCCGTATAGGTCAGGTCGCCGCTCGAGCTCTCAGGGAATAGCGTATCGAACGCGTCGGCGTCATACTCTCGCAGGAACGCCGCTACCACAGCATCCTCGCCATTCTCTAGCACCTGATAGCCGACCCCCGAAAATTCCTCGGCGCGCAGAATCGCCCGCCGCGGTATCAGCTCCCACTTGATCAGCGAGAACAGCCCGAGCTCGGTCCCCCCGTAGGGCGCCTCGAAGCTCGTCGGGTTGGCGATGATGACCCCGCGCCAATCCAGGGTCCTCTGTGGATTTGGAGTGCTCATCAGTAAAGCCGCCCGACCTCAGACAGCGTAGTCTTGACCAGCAGCGCGACCAGCTCAGGCGTCGAGGCGATGAAGGGCCGCGGGATAAGCTGCGTCCGAAGGACTTTCACCTTCCCCATAAATGGGCCGAGCTTATCCCTGTAGGCGGCCCCGCGCGCCGTCTTCAGGAAGGCTTTGATCCCGCGCTTCGTGGTCTCGGTGATGTCGATAGACGACACGCCGCCACGCTGAAAACGCTCGGCGTAGTGGACCGTAGACCCGACTTCAACCGCGGGCTGGCCGCCTACCGTGATCGTGCGAGCCGAGATCGAATCGCGCAAAAACCCCGTGTCGATGCCCGCCTTACGATCGCTGAAGCGGCGCGACTTCGGCGCCGTTCTCCCGGCGCTAAAATCGGAGATAGCGCCGGCGATATTCAGCTTCGGGGCAGGCTGCCCCGGGTAGCGCGCGGCCCACTTCTGACCGCCGAGCCGCTGGAGTGAAAACGCATCCTGGAAATAGGAAACGGCAGTTCCTCCCAGGATCTCTAGCAAAGGCCCCGGGTCAGCGGTAAACGCATCTAGTTGGCGGGGCGTGATGGCCACTTATTGTGTCCCGTTGGGACGAGCTCACGCATTAGCCCGTCCATGTCCATATGCTCCTGATACCGCGGAACCTCGGGACGCCTCCCGCTGGTCGAGCGCGGGCTGATACGGTTGTTATGGGTCTGCATTCTCAGGTCGGGCATGTTCTCAGCTATCCAGCGGTCCCAGTCTGCCAGGGCTGATTTAGACTCCCGCTTGAACGCGCACAGGCGCAACACAACGCCCTCGACACCGATTAGGACGTGGACCGAATCAGCCGTGTCATAGGTCACGTTGGCCTTGAGCACAAAGGCCGCTTCGACGTCGGATACGGCCTTGCCCAGAAGCGTGTCGTCAATCGTCAACGAGCCCGGCGCGTTGTTCGTCAGCTGCTCGAGCTGCGCGGGGCCGTACCTGTCTTTCACGTCGTCAAGTAGTGCCATTGATTACGGCTCCGGGATCGTCTCGGCGGGGCTTACCGCGTGCGGGGCGTAGAGCCCGAGCAGGCGGAAAAAGAATTGCTGGATGATCGAATCAGACCCGCTGAAAGTGTCCGTGAACGTCATCCGGTCGCCGCTGCTCCCCGGCTCGGTGCCCGCCCTAAATGGCGTCTGATCGCCGACTGGTAGCAGCCAGTGACCCGCGAACGGGACATAAGGGACGAAGATCAACGAATCGACGCGAACCTCTCCGACTAGCCCCGAGATACCGACCGACAGGTCGAGAGCTTCTTCGGCAAAGTTTCGATACCAGGCGTCTTCGCTGTCAGGCGCGACCAGGAAGTTCAGCAGGTTCCATCCCGTTTGGGCAGCGAGAATCACGCTGTTCGTATTGGACCCGACGCCCAGCGTCAGAGTACCAGAGCCCGCTACAATCGAGCGGTTGTAGGCGATCTGACAGAAGTAAGGAACGAATCTGGAGAGGCTGCGCCCGGTGGCGTCGATACGCTGCGTGAACGTCCGGGACGACTTGAAGACCATCGAGAATCTCGATTCTGTCTCGAGCTTCTTAGGGTAGTAGATGCTGCCGGCGGCGTCGTCAAATTCGACGTCTGACCCGTCGCCTGCGAGGGTACTGTCCCCGCTCGTGGAATTGATCCAGTCGCTGATACTGGTCGGGGTTGTCTTATCGCCGCCGAAGTTATCGAAGCTGGCATTCGCCGCCGCGCTGGCGTCGCTGTCGGCGGTCGTCATCGAGCGGGACTGGCCACCGCCGAGCGGTTCTACGGCATCGCTCCCGGTGCCGTTGGCAATGCTCCAAACCTCGGCGTTGCGGGACGATCCGGTGTTGGCGTCTCGGATGCATCGGGCCTCTACCTGGCCCTCTGTCCCCGTGGCGCCGATGTTGATATTCTCGATCGCAAAGTCGCGGTCGTCCTTGGTGATCCGGTGGAACGTACCGCCGCCGACATTCGCGCCCGCCATCGTCGGCGGGTCGTAGGTGATGCCGCGCGTCAAGACCGACTCGCTGTTATCGATCATGTACCGGCGCAGCGCCTGGAAGATGGCAACCGCGTTGCCGGGGTTGACGTCGAAAACCCGCGCGGCGTTATTCAGCCAGCCCAGCAGCGGGTCGGGGTTGGCAAGGAAGGCGGACAACAGCGCCCGTAGGCTATTGCTACCGCCCTCGATCTGGCCCGCAAAGTCTCCCTTTAGAATCGTCGTCAAGGCGTCCTGATCGGTGACGAACGTTCCCGCGTGGATGTCCGCCTCCTTGTAAAACTTCATAAGGGCCGTTAGCTGCGGCACTAGGTCAGTAGTGAAGTCTGGGACAGACACGGGCTAAATCCTCGCGGGTTGTTTGTCAGACGGGCAAGAGCTCGCGCTCTGGCTCCTTTGGCTTGATCATCATCCAGGAAACGATCGGCTCGGGAAGCGGCTCGATCGTCGGCGGGTCGTTCCCCGGCCCCATCCCAGAAATGTACTGCCCGCGCTCATCCCACGGGATCAGGTAGCAGTAGCAGGCAAGGGGGTGGTCGCTGTTATGGGGGCGGTAACGGCTTCTGATCTGGCCGTCTTTGTTCTTGAACGCATAGCGGCTGTCTACTACATGCCGGCGCGCGGAGCTGCCAGCGTTGGGGACTCGCACCATCAGACGGTAGCCCGCTTCCATGACCCGGGCGACTTGCTCAGGCGTGAGATAGGCGATACAGCCGCGCGACTCTCGGCGTCCGGTCGTCCCGTCTACCTTGTCGGTTACGTGCTGCGTGGACAGAGGAAAGCTGATACCGCCCAGGTCCGGCGTATGAATCGGGCTGTTTGCGGTGCAGCCGACCCAGTACGCATCAACGCCCGCCCCGCGAACTGACCCGGCGTCTCCGCTGACCAGCCGGTCAACATTTGCGCGCCAGTCGTAGGCGCCTTCGGGCTCGTGCTCGTTGCGCTTCGACTTCGACTTCGGCGGCCGGCCTCGCTTCTTTCTGGGCGCTGACCCGCTCGCTTCCGTCGTCGTCTTCGGCGGCCGGCCGCGCCGCTTCGGCTTCGGGGCGTCTTGCGCCTCTGAGCCATCAGCGAGCGGGTCTCGCTCGGCCTTGTCGGTATTGTTGTCGCTCATCTTCGGTGGTGCTCCCTATGTAGAGTATGCAGGGCGCCAGCTATGAAGCCGGCGCCCTCCGTTGATTGCTGCTAGACCGTGACCTTGAGAGAGGTCAGCGGCAGGTTAAGACCCGTGCCGCTCCACATCTCTAAAACGATCTCCTCAATCCCGCGCTTCTTGTGCTCGATCGAGTTCGACCGGTCGTAGAAGTCAGACTCGAGCCCGAGCGCGTCGTGGAAGAACAGCGGGACCGGGCCGTCAGGCTGGCCGGCGAACACGAACATGGTCGTAGCGACGGTGAGCCGGGTCGAGCCAATAACGCGGATCTCGTAGCCCGCGTCCATGAAGACATTCGAGACGCCCGCGTTGCTGGTGCCCGTTACGAGCCCCTGAGCGTTGACGGTCTGGGCGAACGCCTCGGCCGCGGCCTCGGTGCTCTCTCGCGGAATCAGGACGGTCAGAACCTTCGTCTCCTCGTCCTCGATCGCCGGCTCGCCCTCGGGATCGAGGAAAGTGAGCATCCGCTCAACCGCGCGGAAAACCGCAGAGCGGAGACCGGGGCCGGTCGTGATGTCCTGGCCGGTGACGATGTTCCCGCCCGTTGCGCCGAAGCGCGCCGCGCCAGAGCCATCGGTTGCCGAGAACCAGGCCGCACCGTCTGGCGCGCTCAGGATCAGCGGAAGGAGCTTCGGGTCTACCGTGCCCTGCAGCTGCTGGTATAGGATCCGCTCGAAGCGCTGCGCCGCACGATTGGCCGCGCGCTCGGCATCGCCGCGGATGTCGCCGAGGTTGCCCAGCTCGCGATCCCTGCGGAGCCACGAGACATCGCTCATCCAGCGGAAGTTGACCGTGTCGAACGTCCGGTAACGGTACGCCTTGCTGGCCGGCTGCTCGCCCCAGTTGACGCGATCGAAGGTCTTCGGCGGCTCGCCGTAGCCCCACTTTTCGATCAGGTTCGAGCTCGGGACGCCGGTCTGTACGACGCCGCGGAACGTGTCCGCGGCGTTGATGACCATCCGATCCCATGTATTGTCATAGTCGCTACGCAGACCCAGCGCTAGGGTCGGCCCGCTCATTACCTCAGCCATGGCTGAATGCCTCCTTACGTGGGCTTAGGGTTAGTTCTGCGCCATTTCGGTGCGAGAGTAGAATTCGATCTCGAAGCTCGCCGAGCTGTAGAAGTCGGTGATCTCACCGATTGCCGGCAGGCTCGTGGTCGGCGTCACCGTCAGGTCTAGAACGTTGTCAGAAGATGCGGTCAGGTACACCTTGAGGCCCACATCCCCTTGAGCCGAGGCGCCGGCGATCGGCAGGTAACGGCCGACCTTTCGGCCCACGTCCAGAATGACGCGCGGCGGGACGTCTGCGGATGTGTCGCCCGTGACGTTTACGGGGATCGCCCCGCTGACGTCCTGGGCACCCTCGCCGAAAGCGCAGGCGATGCCGTAGGGCTCCTGCCCCGCGACGTCGGTCAACAGCGCAATACGACCGCTGACGCCATCGACTCCGTAGTAGCCGCCGAGGAACAGTTCAACGCCGTCCTTGATCTGCGAGCTGATCTTGTTCTCGGTATGGTCGATCTCCTCGCGGGAGACATCGGTCAGAGCAGCCATAGGATTAAGCCTCCTGGCGGTTTGTGTTTTTCTTCATCTGCTGCTCCACGAACTTTACAAGACCGATCCGCGGGGCAATCCCGCCGGCCTCCAGTTCGCGGTACTGTGCCGCGTACTGGCGGCCCTTCTTCATCAGCTCGGGGCTCGCCTGGTACTGAGCGCCAAGGTCCGCCAGATCGCTCTGAGCAGCCCCGGGGCTATCGTCCCAGCTGGTCGGCGGGAGCCCGCTTGACTGGGCCGCTTCCTTGCGCGTCTCGTGGTAGGCAGTCAGAGCGGGGATTCCGCCAGCCGCGTACATCGCGCCGCCCTTCTCCATCGCCTCGGTATAATCGACGCCGTAGAGCGCCAGATCCGAGGCGACACGCTTCAGCGCGGAACCCCGCGACCTGTCCGCGCTGATCTGGTCAAGCTGCGCCTGCTGGCGCGCGTTCTGCCTGATCAGCTTCTGATTCTGCTTGTAGAGGGCTTTGACGCCCGCGGTCAGGTCCGACGCCGAATAGGCGCCCACCGCATCGAGGCGGGCCATACCGCGAAGCATACGCATGGCGCCCTCGTCCTCCTCCTCGTCCTCGTCCTCATCGCCCATATCAACCTCGGGCTCGATAGGGTCGATGTTCGACAGATCGACGGGCGGCTCGGCGACCTCCTCGAGCTCGGCGGGGATCTCGGCGGGCGTGTCGTCCGGGGGCAGCGCCTCCGGGGCCTCGTCCTCGAGGCCCACTTCGAGCTCATCGTCTAGCAATTCCTCGTCCGGCTCTTGCATCCGAATCGGCTTGATTCCGTGCGCCATTCCAGCACTCCTCTGGTATCTGATTGCACCGCCATCGCGGGCGATTGCCTGGTAAACGGCCACCGGCTCGGGACGTCCAGAAACGGCGCCAGGACGCCGGCGGCTTGCCGACGGGTTGGGGATCTTCTCGCCGATCTTGATCTCGAGGCGGAAGTGGGGCGGCGCATGGGACAACAGCGCCACGCTGTCAATCTCGGCGGCCTGAAAAGACAGAATCTCAGGGGACAGGTAGGACAGCTCTCCGCGCTCGATACGTCCCAGCGTCTCGGCGTCGATGTCTACCAGGTCGCCATAAATGCCCTGTTGGATCTCGCCCTGATAGGACGACGGCGCGAGCTCGGTGAGCTCGAAGCGCCCCTGGTATTTTACTTCCTCGTCGCGCCCGTGGTGGTTCTCATGCAGCGGGCCGCGGTAGTCGTCCTGCGCGCGGCGGGTCTGATTCGTCTCGAGCGCATGGCCGAGCCACTTCTCACCGACCCAAAACGACGACTCCTTGCCGTCCTCAGCCTCGAAGACCACCGGATGCTCAGGCAGAATCAGGGCGCGCTCGATCGTCCAGCGACCATCATCCTGCTGCCGTGCTGTTAGACCCTTCGCCATGCATGCGAATTACAGGCGCGGGGCCAGACTAACAAGCCAGAAAATCCCCAACCTGTCACGATTGGGCGGATACGCTCAGCAGTAAATGCAGATTTGAGCGGATACGCCTAGAACCGGGGGCTTTTTCTGGCGCCCGGTGGCACGCGCGGATTCAGCACTTCGGGCGCCAGATTGCCCTCGGCGTCGATCAGCCCCTTACGCTCGAGCTCGGCGCGTGACACGAGGCGGACACGGCACCGGCAGCGGTAGCCGAGCGGCGGGCGCCAGGTGTTCCAGAAGGGCGAGTCAACGGCGGCGATGATGCCATCAAGCGCGGCGTGGTTCTCGGTGCTGTTCTTGCCGTCCCTGACGTCAGAATCTTCAGCCGTAAGGAACTGGAGCGCGGGGAAGGCCGGCCCCATCTTGCGGGCCTGGTCGAAGCGGCCCGCCGTGCTGGTCGTGGCGAAGTTGGTCTCGATGACGTTCTGCGCGTATGACCGGCCCCAGGGGCCGAGCTCCTCGATAACCTGCTCGGCGGCGGGGCGGGTGATCTCGCCGGCCTGCAGACGGACCAGCGCCTCGCGCGCCTTCTGCGTGACCTCGAGCGATGCGGTCTTGCTCAGCCCGAAGGCTGGACCCTCGCGGTAGAGCTGGGCCAGTTCCTCAGCGTCGGCTGCTATGACGGGCTCCCGGCGCTGCAGGTCGGCTATTGCGGCGTCGAAGGGCACAGCGGGCAAGCGGGCACCCTGTAGCGCGCGAGATGTCTTCGGCTCGGCGCCGCTGACCGCTTCCCGGATCAGCTGCACGCGGCCGGCCAGATGGGATAGCACGTTGAAATCTGCGATAGACCCCGCCAGCTCGGCTTGCTGCGCCTCGACCTGCTTCGAGGTGCCGCCGACAACGGCTCGGACCAGAATCCGCATGCGCTCGGCGATCAGGGCTAGCCAGAATTTCACCGTTGGCCGCGCCCGGCTGCCTGCTTTGCGTCAATATCGTCTCGAGAAACAACGCCCGAGAACGCATCCTCGAACTCGCGCGCGTACTTGGCGCGTGTCCGCTTCAGGATGTCGGCCTCTCGCCGCTTGCTGTTCATGATTTGTCCCCGTATTTGGCTTTCATCTCGTCCCAGAACGCCCCGCCGCGGTAGGTCCCGGCGCAGTATAGCGCGCGGTCAGTGTCCACGGTGTAGCATCCTCGCCGGTTCGCCTGCCACCATCCGACAGACCCGACCGACGCGAGCAGCTCGGCGCGGTGCGCCCATTCCTCGCCATCGCCGGCGGCGTGCTTCTCCCGGCAGTCCTCGAGGCACGTAGCCCGGTACGCTACCGCGTCGTCTCGATCCCTCGCCGACAGCTTCGAGCCGCGCCTA